AAAACAAAGGGCAAAAGCAGTAAAGTCGGCTCCCGTGTGCAGGGGTTTCCTGAACCGTGGGAAGGTGTTTACTGGAGATTCCATTATCTTGAACAGGCAAGGTACGGAGGTAAGTACAACAATTTTGAGGGCGGTGAATATGCTGTGGAACTGTCTAAGCGTGGTAGCGGTAAATCGTTTTCTCTTGCAGGAATTGCCGCACATAACTTCATATTAGGCGAGTCTGCAGAGGCTAGAAGCCGCATTACCACATTTATCATTGCTGCTAACTCAACCTACTTGTCCGGCACCGATGGTACTTTAACCAAGTTTGTCCCTAACATCGACTTCTGCAGAAAGCATACACAGTTCCCCGGACACCGTGTTGTTGACTCGCCGAACAAAGTCAACTGGGTAATGGGCTACAAGGACAGGATAACTGGAGTAAGAAGCGGCTCCCTTAATTCTGTATCAGGAATTGCAGTAGATAATGACCCTGAGAAAGTCCGTGGTAAGCGCGGTAATCTGCTGTGGGAAGAGTTCGGTTCATTCCCCAACTTCATTGACACGTTCAATATTGCTGAGTATGGCATGAAGGAAGGCGGTATCCAATACGGCTTCTCTTATGCGCTGGGTACTGCAGGTGATGATGACAGTGACTTCTTTGGTGCGCAGGAAATCCTCTATAACCCAATAGGTTACGATGTTTATTCTCTGCCTAATGTGTGGGACAAACCTAATCAGGGCAGACCTCATTTTGCGTTCTTTTTTCCTGCATACGTCAACATCAAGGGCAGATACAATAAGGATGGAGTGAGTGATGTTGTAGCGGCTCTGTTGTTCCTTTTATCAGAAAGGTACAAGGCGAAGTATCAGACAGGTGACCCTAAGAAGATCATCAAGGTGACCGCTGAGATGCCCATTACTCCTGCAGAAGCCATCATCCGTGTAACCGCATCCAGGTTCCCTGTGACTGATTTGATGGAAAGGCTGCTTCAGATAGACAGTAATCCGAGGTTCTACGATAACGTGTATTGTGGTGAAATTACCATAAATTCTTCTGGTGAGCTTGAGTTCAAACCGACAAGTGCTGAGCCTATCCGTTTCTTCCCGCACAAGGACAACAAAGGAATGGCCGGTGCTGTTGAGATATTCGAGATGCCTGAGAAGGACAAAGAAACAGGCAAGCCTTTTGCGAACAGGTACCTTGCAGGCGCTGACCCTTACGATGATGACTCTTCCGGTACGACCTCTTTGGGCAGCATCTTTATTCTTGACTCATGGACAGACAGGATTGTTGCGGAATACACTGGCAGGCCGAGGCTTGCTGAGGAATTCTATGAAATCTGCAGAAGGCTGTGTATGTTCTATGATGCAAGGCTCAATTACGAGAATGACAAGAAGGGGTTGTTCAGTTACTTCTCTAAGATGCACTCTGTTTACCTGCTTACCGACACGTTGAAGATACTTCGTGATAAGCAGATGATTAAGGCTGAAACCTTTGGGAATACCTCTAAAGGAACTAAGGCCCTTGAGTCTGTGAACAACTACGGTAGGGAATTGATTGAACGCTATTTGCTTGAGCAGGTGACTGTTACAACGAAGGGGGACGATGGTAAAGAGGCCGAAACAATGATTCCGAGACTGTTCACGCTCCGCAACAGGGCCTACATTCAGGAGCTTGCTTCGTGGAATCCACAGGGCAACTTTGACCGTGTAAGTGCCAACATCATGCTTATGTTGCTCCGTGAAGACAGACTTGCAACATACGGAGGGCATGTGGAGAAGTATACCCCGCCTGAAGACCCGCTTGCTAATGACGACTATTTCAAGAATAACTTTGACAAGAGATTCGGGCTTGACGCACCGAAGTATCCGTTCAACGACGATGACGGCCTGGGCCCGTCCATTGATTTCAGCTCTCTTAACCGTTAGGTTTGTAACATACAATTAGTGGCGATGTAACCGGTGTCTGTGTGGAACGGATATCGGTTACTTTTGTGCATCATATCAAAATAATGCCGTATAATGTAGACATACCACGCCAGCAGCTTTCATACAAGAGTAAGAACAAGAAGTGGAGAAAGCAGCATTTGGATTGGGCAGACGATAAGTCCTTGTTCTGTTTCAGTCCTGTGCGTAAAAGCGTGCAGCACAAGAAGATAAACTACGATCTCGTCAATGGTATCCTATACATGGATGATCTTAAATATATGCTTAATCCCGACGAGATTCGCAGTGAATACATACCAGATAAAATCCAGCACTATCCTATCATCAATGCAAGCCTCAACGTCCTCCGCGGCGAAGAGCTTGCACGTGTTTTTGACTATCAGGTTGTCGTAACTAATTCTGATGCTGTATCGAGCATTGAGAAGAACAAGCGTGACCAGATATTCAATGCGCTTCAGACAGAGGTGCGTAACACGTCACAGAGTGAGGAGGAGTATCAGCAGCGTGTAAGCGAGATGAGCGACTACTTCCAGTTCCAATGGAAGGATATGCGTGAACTCAGGGCCAACAGGTTGCTGACCCATTATTGGCGGGAACAGTCGTTCAACATGACTTTCAATGAGGGCTTCATGGATGCATTGACCGTCGGTGAAGAGATATATCAATGTGCCATTGAGGGCGGTGAACCTGTTCTGCGAAGACTCAATCCGATGAAGGTAAGGGTCTTTATGAACGGCAACAGCAACAGAATCGAAGATGCCGATATTATAGTCATCGAGGATTATCTGTCACCTGGCAAGATCATGGACATCTATGGTGAGCAGCTTACATCGAAACAGGTCAAACACCTTGAGGAGCTTCCGAGAAGCGTAGGTAAGGGCGCCATCAATTCTATGGACCAGGTTGATGAACGGCACGCTTTCCTGCCGAATTTCATGCTCACCGACGAGGCAGGAACCAACGGCATGTTCTACTCTGACTTATTCGGAGACCTTGAGGGCTACGACAGGTTGTTGCCTTATGATCTCAACGGCAACATCCGTGTCCTGCAGATGTACTGGAAGTCCCTGCGTAAAATAAAGAAGGTCAAGTCCTACGATGAAGAAGGCAAGGAAGTATTCAACTTTTACACTGAGCAGTATGTAATCGACGAAGCTGCTGGAGAGACTGAAGAAATCTTCTGGATTAACCAGGCATGGGAAGGTGTAAAGATAGGCGATGACATTTATATCAACATGGGTCCGTGTCCTGTCCAGTACAACTCCATGAGCAATCCCAGTCGTTGCCACTTCGGCATTATTGGTACTGTATATAACTTCAACCAGAGCCATCCGTATTCTATGGTTGACCTGATGAAGCCGTTCTCGTACCTGTACGATGCAGTGCATGATAGGCTCAACAAGCTGATAGCTAGGAACTGGGGAAAGATTATTCCGCTAGATTTGGCAAAGATACCGCAGGGATGGGATGTTGACAAATGGATGTACTATGCACGCGCCAATAACATTGCCGTATACAACAGCTTCAATGAGGGCTCTGTCGGTAAGTCCACAGGTGTCTTGGCAGGAGCTTTCAACAATAGTGCTTCGGTCCTGGATGCCGAAACCGGTGATGTCATCCAGCAGCACATGAACATCCTGGAGTACATCAAGCAGGAAATCGGCGATGTCACCGGCATCACCAAGCAACGAATAGGGCAGATTTCATCACGTGAGACTGTGGGTGGTGTTGAGCGCAGTACACTCCAGAGTACCCATATTACTGAGTGGCTGTTTGCTACTCATGACGACCTTAAGAAGCGTGTGCTTACTGCGATTCTTGAGACCGCGAAGATTGCCCTCCGTGGTCGTAAGCTCAAGTTTAGGTATCTGCTTGATGACGGCAGCTATGAGATGGTCGAGATTGATGGTGACCAGTTCTGCGAGAATGACTACGGGCTTGTGGTTGACAACAGTACTGGCACCCAGAAACTCAATCAGAACCTTGATATGCTTGTTCAGGCCGGTCTGCAGAATCAGATGTTCGGGTTCTCCAAGGCCATGCATCTGTATCGTTCAGTATCCATGTCACAGAAGATACGTATCATGGAGGACGCAGAAAAGCAGCAGCAACAGCAGGCACAACAGCAACAACAGCAGGCCATGCAGATGCAACAGCAGGCTATGGAAGCCCAGCAGGCACAGCAGCAGGCTGAGATGGAGTTGAAAGACAAGATGAACCAGCGCGACAATGACAGCCGTGTATTGGCATCACGTCTTGAGGCTGAAGGATATATACAGGCAGCAGCTGTAAAGTATCAGGCTGATGCCCAGAATGACGGTGTTGAAGCACCACAGACGGAAGACCAGCGATTGAAACTTCAGGAGAGTATCCGTGAATTTGACCGCCGACTTTCCCTTGATGAGCGTAAGCAGAAGGAGCAGGAACGCAGTAACCGCAAGAAAGAAGAACTCCAAAAACAGGCAATCAATGCGCGGAAGGGTTCTAGCAGTGGTAAGTAAGTTCCTGTGGCGTAGGGGAATTAACGGGATATACTTTTAAAACACGATACTGAAATGAAGATAACTAAAGAAGAAAAGGATACGTGGGCAGTCATTTCCGCCTTAGCGATGCTGTTTTTTGGAATGATGTTGACCGTTGCTGGCTTCATTATCCCCCCTCCAGGGGAAGTGCATGACAGTGTGTTGTACATTCTTGCACAATGCCTGTTCTATGCCGGTGGAATATTCGGCATAACACTCTACACGCGCCGCAGATTTGATGAGATTGAACGCAGGCTGCATGACAAACATCTGATTGACGACGAGCAAGAACCTGAATAATTATACTGCAATGATTACCAAACAAGATATACATAGTATAGCCAAGCGACTTGCCGAGGCTTCAAAGAAGGACTCTTCGTTTCCTGTCATGCAGAGTAGGGAGATGGATTCCAAGACAAGGATTCCTGTTCTTCATGACCTGCAGAATAAGACGATTTCCAGCGAAGGACTTCTGACTTATTTTGCACAGAAGATACTTCCGCTTATCCCGATAAGCAACTCTGCGTTTGATTCAACCACACTTGACGGTGTTATCAAGGAAATCGCGAATGCATTGAAGAATGGCGTTCCATTTGCACCGACAAACGCTGGACAGGTTAATTTTGTATACACTGCCGGATCTATCACCACATCAACCGTTTACGATGCGCTTGAGAAGCTGTTTAACATAGTGTACGGTTTGAAGGGGGAAAAATTTCCTACGGCGGCAGCCTATTCTGACATAGAATCAATGTTCAACAATTAATCATAAAATTATATAGATATGGCAAACGATGATAGAGTAATTACCGTTGCACGTCTTAAGGACTTTCTTGCGCGTCTTATTGGCAACTCAGACCAGGATATCCAGCCTACTGTATACACGGTAGGTGCAGCAAACGCAACTTTCGCCAAGAAGAATGGGGATCCTTCTGTTGAATTCAGCACAAAGGCACTGTCTGTGTGTGACAGTGATTCCAATTCTTACAAACTTTGGATTATCACGAAGCTGGGCAATAAGTACCTTAGGATTATTGGAGACAACAATGCCAATATTCTTGCGGATATTCCGCTTAATAATGGTGAAGCCATAACCACTACTGTGTTT